TCGTGTCCAGACCAGCCGAGGGGCGCGAACGATGGGAAAGAGGTAAAGTAGGCAAATAGGTCTTTGGTCTGGGCTTGTGGCTGACTACGGCGTAAATATCGCGGTTGCGGTCAAAAACACCCAGGCCATCACCAAGCTTTCAAGAGATACGGACCTGCTTGGTCAAAAAATTAAAAATGTAAATGATGCTCTTGAAAAATTTGGCGATTTAAACGGAAAGACTGTTGTTAATTCAGTTGCTAATTTTAACAAAGAGCTAGCAAAAGCAGCAGAGAATTTTAATAATGTTCGTTTAGGAAGCGATAGAGCAGCTGACGCAGCAAGAAACTTTGCGCGAGCCCAGGATTTAGCAAACGAAGCCCTTCGAGAGCAGGCAGCATTGCTTGCTCAGATCCGCAACGAAGGCCGATCAGGCACTTTGCGCGGTGGAACGCAATATGCCGGTCCAATCGGTCCAGGCCAAGCTTCTCCAACTGCTTTGTCTTCACCGCTTCCTCCTAGATCGCGTTTTTTTGGAGGAACGCAATACCCTGGCCTTATCGGTCCAGGTCCGGTTTCTGCGACTGCACTTAGCTCGCCGCTTCCGCCCAGCGTTCCAGTAGCTCTTAGGTCGGCAATGCGACCGCAGTCTTTACTCCCGCAGATGGGAATGACTGCTCAGGCTGGCAAAATTGCAAGCGACATGGAGGACGTATATGCCTCTATTTTGCGCCTAACGGAAAAAGCAAACCAAGAGGAAGCAGAAAAACTGCAAATCTTGCGTCAAGGCACTAAAGAGGTTGAAGAGCTAGCTCAAAAATACAGAGTAGCTAATGAAGCTCAAAAAACCGGAAAACAACTTCAACTACAAATTCGTAGAAACACTCTTGAGACCAAGCAAGCAGCTGCAGAAGAGGCCAGGATTGCTTCTAGAGATTATTTAGACCGTTTACAAAATGCTGAAAAAATTGGCAAAGAACGTCGAGATCAAATGTATCTTGCCGACAGAGAACTGGCTACCGAACGCAAAATTAACGAAATTCTTGAAAGAAAAGCGCGAAACCAAGAAAAAGCGACAGAGCAAGCGCAAAGACAAAAACAAGCAGTTGGTAGCGCTTTGATTGGTGGCGCATTTCCACTGCTGTTTGGCCAGGGACTAGGTGCAGCAGCTGGCGGTGCAGTAGGCGGTTTTGGTGGAGGAATGATTGGCGGTGAGTTTGGATTTGGCTTGTCTTTGATTGGAACGCAGATTGGCTCGATGATTGACCAGCTTGGTCAAAAAGCGATTGATTTGGGTAAAGCTTTGAATCCCCTGACTGCTGATACCGAAGCAGTAATTGATGCGGTTGGAAAAGCTGATACAGAATTTGCTCTTCTTGTTGAAGAGTTAGAAGCTGCTGGGCGCACTGCTGAGGCGCTTCAGCTTGTAACAGACGAGCTAGAAAAAGTTGTTGGAGAGGATGGGGTTGAAGCGATTGAGCTGTTTAGCGCAGGCATTAGAGGTCTTCAAAACGATTTCACTGTGTTTATTACACAGGTAGCTGCAGTTGTTGCTCAAGCTATTAACGATCTAACGGGTCAGACCAAGCAAATTCAAGAGATACGAGAAGTCGGCAAGATTGTTCAAGAGGCTCGCAAGAGCGACGATCCCAGAATTAAAGCTGCTATTGCCGAGCTAGATGCAATTCCAGAGTTTCAAGTTGACAAAGAAACTCAAGAAAGGCGTGTAAGTACGCGAAAGAAAATTGCTGAACTTGTAACACGAATTGCAGCTGAAGAGCTTAAGGCAAGTCGAGATGCGATTGCTCGTGTCGCAACGGAAGAAAAAAGATTAACAACGCTGGTTCAGTCAGACAAAGTTGCTAGGGAAACAAGGTATTTGCTTGCTGCTCAAATTCAACTAGAAGAAGCTGGCAGTGATCTTTTGGATGAAAAGGTTGTAGCAGCTAAAAAAAGAGTTATTCAAGAGGAGTATTTAGCGGCATATCGTCAAGCTGAGGGGAGCGAGCAAGGGCAGCTATTGGCTGGGGATCAAAGAAGGCTTGCTTTGCTTGAGCTTGACAATGAGATTGCTGCAGCTCGAACCAAGAAAACGGAACGGCTGACTCGCGAAGCTCAGAAGACTACAAAAGAAAGAAACAAACAGATAACTCAGGCTTTGACTCTTGAGCAAAGATTTGCTGCTGAATTAAAGCTACGTCAAGCAACAACTGAGCTAGAAGCCGACAAGGTTCGAATTACTGCTCAATTTGAAAGTCGAATGAGGCGAATTGAAAAAATAGGCGATGACACCCTTACGGCAGAGGCTCAAAGGCTTGCGAATCAGATCAAGATAACGGACGAGGCTCAGGCCGAGGCAAGCGCACGTTTGCGTTCCTTGCGGGCTGCAAACGCGTTGAAAGATAGTCAAGCAGGATTTGAAATGCAGCTTGAGACGTTACGAGCAAACGCCCCTGGAGCATTTTCTGGTCCGTTTGCTGGTTCGGAGCGAGCAGGTTTTCTGGGCGGCCTTGAAATGCAATTTGAGCTTGAGAGAAGGCAGCGAGAGATTAAGGCAATGCAACAAGCAGTTGCCAGCGGAGATGCTTCTCAGCGTGAAGTAGACGACCTTATTGCAAGCCGTGATCAATACAAGCTTTATCAGGAGCAGGTTCTTGAAGCGACTGTTGCTCAGCAGAAATTTGCTGATGCGCTTGCTTTAACCCAACCTGTTACCGACAGCCTGTTTGACAGTTTGATGGCGGTTGCTGATGGAACGAAGAGCGCACAGGAAGCGTTTGCGGACTTCCTTCGCAGCATTGCATCGATGCTGGCGGATACGGCTAAGCAAATGATTGCCCAGTACATCGCTATTGGTGTTGCCCGGATGTTTGCTGGACTGCCAAAAATGTCCAGTGGGCAAACGATTGACATCACTGCTGTTGATGCAGGAACTGTCAACAGTCTTGGCGGTCTTAACTTTGGTGGTTACATGGCTAACGGCGGGCAGACAGCTCCCGGCAATGCCTACATGGTTGGCGAACGCGGCCCTGAGTTGTTTGTCCCTGGAGCGAAGGGCAATATCGTTCCAAACAACGCAATGGGCGGGTCTAACATTGTGGTGAACGTGGATGCTTCTGGCTCGTCTGTTCAAGGCGATTCAGATCAAGCAACACAGCTTGGCAACATGCTTGCTGCAGCTGTGCAGTCTGAGCTAGTCAAGCAAAAACGTCCTGGCGGTCTTCTCGCAAGCTGATGGCTACTTTTCCGTCAATCACTCCAACGTATGGGCTGCAAAAAAGCAGCGCACCAAGCTTTCGCAAGGTGCAATTTTCTGACGGCTACGAAGCCCGACTAACTTTTGGTCTTAATCAAAACCCCAAGACGTACAACCTGACGTTTGAGGTGTCAGAAAGTCAGGCAGACACCATTGAAGCGTTTTTAGACGCTCGTGCAGACGACAATGCTCCATTTGACTTCACACCGCCAGGAGAGGCTTCAAGCTCGAAGTTTGTCTGTGAGACATGGAGCAAGTCGATTCCTTACTTGAACCGCGCCACAATTCAAGCAACGTTCCGCGAAGTTTTTGAACCGTAATGGCAGTAGCAGTTTGGACCGCTAGCACCGCGTTTTCTGTTGGAGACGTTCGTCGCTCCACAGTTTCTTATGGAACCGGATTGTGGTTTCGTTGCACCACTGCTGGAACGTCAGCTAGCTCAGAACCCACATGGCCGACTGATATAGCCAGCACGGTTACAGATGGAACGTGTGTTTGGACTGCAATTAGCAGTGTTTACGACGAGCTGCTCAAACTTGCGCCTAGTGCGGTCATTGAGTTGTTTGAGCTGCGTTTAGACAGCAGTTTGCACGGCAGCTCAGACGTGTATCGGTTTCATGCAGGCATGAGCCGAAACGACCGCAATCAAGATGTCAACGTTGTTTTTAACGGAGCGGAGTACACGCGACTTCCCATCAAGGCAGAAGGCTTTGAGTACACCAGCACTGGAACACTGCCTCGTCCAACGCTGACTGTCAGCAATATGGACAGCACCATGACGGTGCTGCTTGCACTGGTTAATGAAACAACAGCAGGCAATGACCTCGGTGGAGCGGAGATTCGACGTATTCGCACACTCAAAAAATATCTTGACGACATCAACTTTCGTCACGAAAACATTGCTACTACTCAAGGTGGCGACATGTTGACCACGCAGAGCGGAGACTCATTAAATCCTGAGACTGTTGGTAACCCCAGCGGCGTGCCTGATCCAAATGCACAGTTTCCGCAGGAGCGTTGGTTTATTGACCGCAAAGCCAGTGAATCGCGTGACACGGTGACGTTCGAGTTGGCTAGCAAGTTTGATTTGGCTGGTCAAAAGCTGCCGAAACGTCAGGTCATCGCCAACGTCTGCCAGTGGATTTACAAGTCAACGGAGTGTGGCTACAACCCTTCTACTGGTCCAGGCAAGACAATCGACGGCACTAACTTCAGGCGTTTTGACGTGAACAACGAAGGCGTAACAACTGACGCTGAGGACGTATGTGGCAAGCGTATTGCCAGTTGCAAGTGCCGTTTTGGCGATAACGCTGAGCTGCCATTTGGATCGTTCCCTGGAGCAGGTCTTACCAAGTGATGCGGCTGTCAACAGCCATGAAGGCTGAAATTCTTGAGCACGCTAAGGCAGAAGCACCCCGTGAATGCTGTGGTTTAGTTGCTGTGGTCAAGGGACGGCGCAGGTACTTCCCGTGCCAAAACATCGCTCAAACGCCTGATGAGCACTTTGTTCTTAGCGGTTGGAACGAAGTAGAGGACCAAGGCGAGGTGGTGGCGATTGTGCATAGCCATCCGATTACAAAGCCTGAGCCATCAACAGCTGACCGAGTGGCTTGCGAGAAGTCAGAACTGCCTTGGTTTATCGTCAATCCAAACACTGAGGCATGGGGCTACTGCGAGCCAGCCGGGTTTGAGTTGCCGTATGTAGGGCGTGAGTTTGTCCACGGCGTGGTTGACTGCTACACCCTTGTGCGTGACTGGTACGCAAGAGAGTACGGCATTGAGCTGCGTGACTATGACAGGCGTGATCAGTGGTGGGATCACGGACAAAACCTGTATCTGGATAACTTTAGTAAGGAGGGATTTCGCAAGATCCCAGTAGAGGAGGTGGAGCGTGGTGATTTGATTTTGATGAATCTCGTTTCACCCGTGCCAAACCATGCGGCGATTTATATGGGTGATCAGCAGGTGTTGCATCATGTGCAGGGCAGGCTGTCTAGCCGAGACCTTTACGGCGGTTATTATGGGAAAAGCACTGCCTGCGCCTTGAGGCATGAAAGTCGTTAAGGTCTACGGCGCTTTGCGTAAACGGCTTGGTCAATGCCGGTTTGAATTTGATGTAGCGACACCAGCGCAGGCGATCAAAGCCTTATGCGTCAATTTTCCAGGATTAGAAAAGTGGTTAATTGACAGCGAAAAAGACGGCGTTGGTTACCGAGTAGCAGTTAGCAGAGAAAAAGTCACTGAACAAGACATGTCTCCTTTATTTATGCCTTTTAGTGAAAAAGAAGTTTTTAGCATTACGCCTGTTATTGCTGGTGCAGGCAGTGGCACCGGGTCAATTTTGCTTGGAATTGGTTTGATCGCTGCCTCTATATTTATTCCGGGATCTGCAGTCGTTTTTGGTACGACGTTTGGCAAGATTTCTCTAGGTATTGGACTTGCAGGTGGCAGTCTGCTTTTGGGAGGAATTGCTCAAGCAATTTCGCCACAACCAGACCTGGGACTGGAACGAGGAAAGGAAGCAGCAAGGCTGGAGTCTTTTGTTTTTAACAACGTGGTCAATACCGCTAAGCAAGGCTTGCCCGTACCAATAGCCTATGGGCGGGTGTTCGTTGGTTCAGCAGTGCTATCCAGCGGTCTCGACGTTGATCAAAAACGAGCATGACACAGACCAAATACGTTCAAGGTGCTGGTGGTGGCGGCGGCAAAGGCGGTGGCGGTGGTTCACGCACGCCTACTGAGGCAGACGATACTCTGCAGTCAATTCAGTTTGCCAATGTTCTGGATTTGATTAGCGAAGGAGAGATTCAAGGTTTAGACGACGGAAACAAAAGCATTTTTCTTGACGACACCCCAGTTCAAAACGCAGACGGCACCAATAATTTTTCTGGTTACACAGTTGCTACACGCAATGGTACTCAAGCGCAAAACCATATTCCTGGCGACTTTGGCTCAACTCAAGTCGAAAGACCTGTCAATGTTGAAGTCACCAATGGGTCTTCAGTAACTCGAAACGTCACTGGAACGGAGGTTGATCGTCTTCGTGTAACGCTAACGATTCCTAGTCTTCAAAAAGTCGAAGATGATGGCGACATTGTTGGTCATAGCGTTCAGATTAAAATTCAAATTCAGTATGACGGCGGTGGTTTTAATGACGTAGTTACGGACACGATCAGCGGCAAAAGCAGCAACCGCTATCAGCGTGACTACATGATTACGTTGAGCAGCAGCACAAACGTACAAGTCCGCATGGTGCGGGTTAGCGCTGATGAAACCAGCAGCAAGATTGGCAGCACTACGATTTTTCAGAGTTTTACCGAGATTATTGACGAAAAGCTCAGTTATCCAAACTCTGCACTCGTTGCTTTACGTTTTGACTCTCGTGAGC